TATAAAATAGAAAGTTGGAGTAATGAAAAATGGTATCCTAAAATTATGAAAAGAATTAAATGGATACTCAAATACACAAGTGGCAATAGAAGTTATTATGGTAGTGATTATTATTTAAAAAGGTTAAGTATATTACCAAAAGAATATTGCACAGATGTGTTTGGTAATAATGAGGGTAATTTAGCTTTATCATACAAAACTACAATTAATGACATTCTTGATAAAGATAATGATTACCCGCTTTCTGATTGTAATATTGAAATACATTCACAATCTAGGGGTTTAACACAAAACAAATATATACAAGCGTATATAGTTTTATAGGAGGATAACAATGACACACTTTGTAATAAAAAAATTGACTAATTGTGGTAATATAGACTTTGGTCAAAACCCATATGAAGTCAAGTTTGGTACAAGTACACTTGTCAATATCAAACATAAAAAATTATCTAAATTAAAAGAGTTAATTAATGTTTATATTGATGAGCATGATTTGGGTGGTGGTAATTTTATACCGCCTAAAGTTTATAAAGATAAAAAGTATGTTGGTTATTTTTCTTACAATGCAAGATTTTGGCGAGAGAAATATCCGTATCCACATTTAGAAAAGGAGTATAAACTATGACACAAAGAGATGACGGCCACGATTATAGAGATAGTAAGAATAAGGCAGAAGCGCATAAAAAAAAGAAGTTTAGCGTTTCTATTGCAGGTCTTAATAATCAAATAAATAGGTTAAATGAACTAGATCCTACAAAGGATACTGCTATCTATACAAAACAACAACTATCAACTATAATAGATGACTTAACAGACATACTTATAGATCTGAAAATAGAAACAGGAGTAGATGTATGATTATATTTGGCAAGACACCTAAAGATTGGAAACGTGATTTAGGTAGTACAAGTCTATATTACAGAACTGAAATTATTTGTTTTGTTGTTGGTTTTGTGATAGGTGCAATCGTTTTATAATGTTAAGGGAGGAAGCGAACAAAATCGTATTCCTCCCTCAACTTCTTGTATTTTTTTAATAACCTTTGATATTTAAGTTTCCATGATACACGCCTCCTTTTGTTAATTCTATTTTCCTTGGCCACGATATTTCTTATAACTCCTACGTTTATTTTTGTTCATTTTTGTTTTACTTGGATTTCTACCTATAGACGTTTTATGATGTATAGGTTCGTGTTCTACCTTTGAATATAATCCTTTACTCTTTTTGGCCATCTTCCTTTTTTAATAGTTTACTAATAGCATCCAATAAGAATGTAATCTGTTTATTACCTATAGATCTAACAACTACAAACAACTCACGTTCTCTATCTGTCATCTTATCTACAAGTCTATGATCTTTATACTCACTAAACCCGCTATTCTGCATTTCTTCATCAAACTTGCTTATCCACTCCATAGGCACGTTTAACATTGTATCTAACTTTTCTTTCTCATAAGTATTTTTTGGAAATATCTTATCAAACTTTTTGTAATCTATTGACATACCCCTCCCTTGCAACAACTGACTAACTCTTTGTTTAATTTTAATAATTCTTTCTGTGTTCCCCATTTTTCTGTAAATGCTTTTGGACTAAAATGATAGCTTTCCTTTCCTTGTCTATGATGTATAGGACAAAGCCCAATCACTTCATAATGACTAGATCTCTTGCCCATACCTGTCTTATCTTTGATATGGTGTAGTTCACATGGAGTATTAGGATAGCCCATTTTATAACATATGATACAACCAAAGTCTGCAATCTTTTGCATATGTTCTTTCATGTGTTTAGTCTTTGTACGTGTCAAATTCAAAATCCTCCTTTGTAAATTCTATAGATCCAACTTTTTTTATCTTCACTATGTTTTTGTTATATATAATCATTTCTTCACCTATCTCATCTTCTGATATAGACATAAAAAAATTATGACAATGCTTATCTTTTGATAATAAATAACCCTCGGTAAATGCTATTGCAGGTCTATCTTTCTTTGCTTCACTCATAGACTTCCATTGATTGTGTGATATGTGATCTATCCACCATACTTGGTACTTGTCAAACTTGTTAATAATTTCTAGTTTATTTTTTGTTGCCATAGTTTTTATATTCCGCCATTTGATTTATAGTCTTGGTTTTCCAACTATCAAAATTAATCTGTACTAAATATTTTTCCCAATTTAATTCTGCTTCTTTACCTACTGCATCTGCAAGATTATCAATATGTATTTTATATCTCTCATCTGCTCTTGCTTCTCGTTCTTGGGCATTAACGCTATCCATCTTACCTGTATTAGAATTTATCATTTTCTCTTTCATTATTACAGACAATAATATTTTACGGCCATGCTCTAGTTTTGTTAGATTTTTCTTTGCGTTTGCATGGTTCTTACCTAACTCTCTTAACTGGTGCATTTTCTTTTCAATATATTCTTCACTCATAACTAAACTCCCTTATGTTTTTAGATTTTGCTCTACGTATATTTAGATGTTGTATGTATCCCATAACATCTTTACCTGTAGCTACAGGAATTACTTTTTTAGAATGAGGCCAATGACCATACTTTTCTTTAAATGTATATGAAGCCCATCCTTCTTTGTATCCTTTTTGTTTTGCAAAATAGACAAGTTGCGCATAAAAGTTTTCTTTATCTTCTGCATTTGGTTTCATCTTTGGCAGTTCTACCAATCTACCTTGTTTGATAAGTATAACTTCTTCTTTCTTTGTAGGTATATGGCCACAATTAGGACATTCTGGATTATCTTTTATAGGTTTATAAACCGTATCACATTCAACACACGTAAAAGGTTGTTGATCTATAGGTTTAGGTTCTTTCTTTTTCTTTTCTTTTTCTTTGCTAGTTTTTAGTTGCCAATCTGGTACATCTTCTGGAAAGCCATGTTCATATACACACCCGCTATGATCTATAATCAATGTATCTTTTTTATTAGGCGCAGGTCTTAAACTTCTACCTACCATTTGTAAGTACAATGAATATGATTTAGTAGGTCTAGCTATAATTACACAAGACACTTTTGGTTGATCCCAGCCCTCCGTCAAGACCATACAATTAGATAATACTTTTATCTTACCACTATTTAATTTTTCTAATTGTTCTTCACGTTCTATTTCTGGCATTTCACCATCTATATGGCCACTTGGTACACCATTTTGTTTAAATATATTTGCAATGTATTTACTATGTTTTATTGATACACCAAAAACAACGGTTGGCCTTTGTTCGCCATGTTGTATCCAATGAGATACAATATCACCTACTAATTTAGGTGTATTCATTTTGTTATCTAATGTTTTCTTTTCATAATCACCTGCAACAATACGTATATCTTGTAAGTCTGGTATCGTAGGTGCAACTATTCTATTAGGTACAAGAAAACCTTTGTTAGTTAGATCTTTAATATTACCACCTTGTACAAGTTCTTGATATATGTTGCCTAAACCTTTGCCATCAGCTCTACAAGGTGTTGCAGTAAGGCCAATAACATATGCGTCTGGATATTCTTCTATTAATTTTTTAAATGACTTTGAAGTAGATCTATGCGCTTCATCTATAATTATAACATTTGCATTTGGTTTTATAAAATCATCTCTATCTTTACGTGATGTAAATGTTTGTATTGAAGCTATCTGTACATCTGCATAATGATTAGGTGTTTTACTTGCCATAATTACGCCATGTTTAATATCAAAGTCTGCTAACTTACGGCTACATTGCATCACCAATTCCCTTCTATGTGCAACGAACAAACCAAAGTTCCCCTTTTCTACAATCTGTTCTAACATTGATGATGCAATCACCGTTTTACCGCTACCCGTAGGGGCAACAAGTAAAACTTTCTTTTTGCCTTTTGCAAAATGATTTCTAATATTATTAATTGCTTGTTTTTGATATTCTCGTAGTAGGTTCATATCTTTTCCATATATCGTTAAGTTGAAATAATACTTCTTTTTCATCATCTGGTGGTTTACAATGATTATTAAATTGTAATGCTTCTGTCTTTGCATAATCATATGTTTCGCCACGTAATCTTATTGATATTAACATCTTTACTAATTGTTCGTGTCTATCACCCTCGCCACATCCATAACGTAATGTGCCTGTATATTGGCCTTGATAAATAGATGGATCATGCTTTACTACTTTACGTTCTGGCCTTACTAATCTCAATCCATCTCTTATTTCTTTCATAGTGTATGGTTCATGTGCAGTACATTGTATAATTTTTACAGGATAAGGATTTTTTTTATGATGATAAAAACCTGCAACACGCATTACACGTGGAAGATCTTTTACTTTAGGATCTGAATTAAATTTTGTTGCAAGTGCTTCTTGGTATAATTCAAAACTTTCTAATGGCATATCTTTTACAATCCAATAACAATGAAACTTGTTACGACTTGTATTAACAACTATATTAGGAATAACATCAAACTTTGTAGGTAATGGTGTACCATCAAGATCTATAAATACTGCTCTTACATCTGTTATATTTTTTCTAGATCTACCGCAAAGATCTGTTTTGTTTACGGTAAAATATACACCTGCGCCTTTACTATTTAATTCAGCAAGTTCATCAAAGTGTTCTTCAATAGTACCATGTAATTGTTTTATTAATTTTTTGTTTCTAATTTTGTCATCAAATGTTTGGAATGTATGTGTTTGACCAAAGTAATCTAAAAACATACTATAATGTGAGTTAGGAGTATATGTCATTCGCACCTATGCCCTATAACTAATTTGTTACCATCATTTGTATAGTAAGCAGAATGTTCCCATACACCTTCTTCGTACCAATGAAATGTAGACATATCCTCTATAATTTTATGTGCATGGTCTGAACACCACTCATACTTTGTATAGTCATACTCGTAATATAATCTTTCTAGTTCACAAGTATTACAAGCTAATATAAATATAATTATCTTAACCATCTTCGCCTAATGTTTCATCACTCCATCTTTTTTTTGCGCCTAACTTACCTGCAATAGATCTTTTCTTTCTATTCTTTTCTTGTTCTTTACGTTCTTCTTCTGCCTGTATACATACAAGAAATATATTGCCTTCTTTGTCTTTCTTTTCTTCAAATAGATGTGATATTTTTTTCCAAATTTTTTCTAACTTATCAACTCTACAATTAGACATTCTAGATAACACTTCCATATCTTTCGGAATACGAAAACTACGCCAACAATGACAATACAATAAAATATATGCGCCTTGTTCTTCTAATGATAACTTCATTCTGTTTGGATCTGATATCCAATCACTTGCATAAAATTGAAAAGCAGGGCTTTGTTCGTCTGTTGTAGATTTTCTCATTTATTACACATATTAAGTTAGGTTAATATCAGTTTTACATTAAGAGAAACTACGTGTCAAGTGTGTCTACTATCTTGTATGTAGTTGTAGGTGTAGTTGAAGGTGAAGATGAAGATGAAGGGGATACTTTTGCTATTAGCAAAACGATACGATTTTATAGCAATGCTATAGCAATGCCATTGTTTATAACCATTCTAAAGAAGGGAGGTGGTGCGGAAACCTAAACTAAAATGAAAGAGGGAAAAAACCGCACCACAATATAGCTTCCACTCTCGCTTTCACTATATACACGGTATACTTTTAACCTATTTGATAATGGTCTACGCCTACCGTTTAGGCGCAATCTCTAAATCTGGTCTTATGTAACTTATATCATAATCACCTAATTGTGCAATCTGATATGCACGAAAAGGTGGTATTACTTGCCATTTAGATACGGCAGGATGTGAGATCCCCAGCATACGTGATAAATTTTTACCACCATATTTACCTACGATCTCTTTCTTACGTTCTTTTGCTAATCCTACCTTTTCTATCATGTTTCACCCTGTTGTATTTTTGCAACAGTAGTGTGTCTTAATTGCAACAGGTATTTAGACCTATCCTCACACTTTATTGCTTCATCTGTAAGCACTAATATATCATCAGCTTTGTTATAATGTTGAGGGATAACACTAGATCTGTCAAGATTAATAATTTCTTTATCAATCCTTTTTTGTTTAGCTTGTAATTCCTCTATAAGTTCATCTAATACACTTGCCATAATTTGTTCTATATTTGTTTTATTAACAAAAGTCAATCTATATACTTGACTTACGTTAATATATCATTTAACTTAACTTAATCAATAATAAATTAGTGAAAAAAGGATAAATATGACAAGCATAATAGCAAATGGTGGCAATGATACACCAAGTTATCCAACGGTATCTGTTGGTGTACATAAGGCCAGATGTGTAAGAGTAATAGATCTCGGTACACAGCAAAACGATTATCAAGGGCAGATTAGTTGGAAAAGACAGGTAATGTTGATATGGGAAGTACCATCTGAAACAGATAACAAAGGTGAACCATTAACAATCAGTAAGTTCTATACGTTATCATTAAATGAAAAAGCAAATCTTGCTAATGATTTAGTATCATGGCGTGGTAGACCTTTTACTGAAACAGAAAAGAAAGCGTTTGATATATCAAAGGTAGCAGGTAAACCGTGTAGTATAAATGTTATACTAAATCAAAACGGTAAACCAAAAGTATCAACCGTTATGCCAATAGGTAAGAATGATGAGATTGCACAACAGTTTCATCCTAACATGGTATTTAGTATTACAGACTTTCAAGAAAAAAAGATGGAAGTGTTTAATCAATTACCCGAAGGCATAAGAAACATTATCTTAAAATCTAAAGAGTTAGAAGGTACGGAAAAACAAGATTTAGGTGATGAGAATAATGCACAAGATCTTGGTGATATTCCGTTCTAATGAAAATAACAAATAGATCAAATCTACCAAAAGTTATTGAACGGGCTGTAATAAATGATCCCTATGATAGTAGTGGATCTAATATATCTGCAACCCGTTTGATTGCACCACCTAGAATAAGAGTACTAGAAATGCGTAACTGGGATCTTATTGAAGATGATGTATCAAATAGAATATTCTCTTTACTTGGTCAATCCGTACACCATATATTAGAGAGATCTAAACTAAAGGTAGATCTAGCTGAACGTAGATTGTTTTACAAAGATGATAAGATAACTAATGGATGGACATTAAGTGGTCAGTTTGATTTGTTATCTAGACAAGGTGATCTAACAGATTTTAAAGTTACATCTGCATGGGCCGCACTTGATGCATTGACTAATGGTAAAGACGAATGGGAAAACCAACTTAATGTATTAGATTTTCTGTGTAGAAAAAATCAAAAGACATTGACAAGGTATAAGAAAGAAGTCAAAGTTAAATCATTAAACATAATGGCTATACTGCGTGATTGGTCAAAACTAAAAGTAATGCAATCAGACAACTATCCAAGAAAACAAGTTGTTATGATACCTATACGTAGATGGTCAGAAGAAGAACAAGAAAACTATGTACAGGCACGTATTAAATTACATCAAGATGCAGAAAAAACAGATGATCTTCCATTGTGTACAGCAAAAGAAAGATGGCGAAAAGAAGATAGTTATGCTCTTATGTTGGACAACAGAAAAACTGCAAAACGTGTATTACCTACAAGACAAGACATGGATAAATACATGAAAGATAATAAATATGTTGAAGGCCAAGGATGTAAGGTAGTATTCCGTGCAGGTGAAGATGTTAGATGTCAGCATTATTGTAGTGTTAATCAGTTCTGTAGTCATTTTATGAATGTGAGTTTCTAATGAATAAAAAACCTAAAATAATAAGACCTTTCATTGTTACAAAAGATCCCATGGTTCAAAACCTATTACATAAATTTGCTAAAAGATCCGAAGATGGAATAAAAAAATACAATGTAACTATGGTACAAGCAAAGAAACCTATAGAAAAATGGATAGAAGATGCACAAGAAGAAGCATGGGATCAAATTGTCTATCTTGAAAAAATCAAATCATTGTTAACCAAACTAAACTAGCGATAACATTTATTATTTCTATTATCTTTTTAATCTGATAAAATAACAGGTTATGAAGATTAGTGATAATACATCTGTAGCTATGCCAATGCGTAACCTAATAGCAATAATAGGTGCTGTCGCTGTTGGCACTATGGCCTATTTCAATATAGTAGAACAACTAAATAAACACTCTACTACGTTAGAGTTGATGGCAAAAGATCAAGAACACAATACAGAATTTAGAATAAAGTGGCCACGTGGTGAGATGGGATCTCTACCTGCGGATGCTGAACAGTTTATGCTTATAGAAGATCTATATAAAACTGTAGAGAAGTTAGAAAAAAATCAAGAAATGAATATGACTAACAAAGTCAATATAGAATTTTTACAAAAACAAGTAGAGAAGATGGCGCAAGATTTAGAAAAATTAAAAGACAAAGTTAGAGCAAATGGTAACGGAGGACATTAATGATTGAAACAGTTATAGCATTATTAATGATAGTCAATAATGAAATACAAGAACATAGAATACAACCTTCTATGTCAGAATGTTTAAAAGGTAAGAGGGTTGCCGATAGGCAGTTAAAGTCTGGTGGTAATGTTAGATATCAATGTTTAAAATCAGAAGCAGAAATTGAAATATATTTAGATAAGAAACATATAAAAAAATTAATATTAAAATAATATGATAGACGAAGATAGGACATACGAAAACGAAGTTAGATATAACAATGATAGATTGGATAATAGAAAAGATAGGCAAAGTATCAAGATCAATATTCCATTGGACTTGGAGGGTACAGGTACACCGAAAGTATTACAGAAAGAAAAAGATAAATAATGATTAAATTTATTTTAGTAATGCAATTATGTGTAAACGGTTTATGCTATCCACCATTACCTAATGATATATTTGATAGTTATAAAGGATGTATTATAGCAGGTTATGAAGAAAGTTTAATATTTATAAATGATATGGATGAAGATAACTTAAATAAATCTAAACCAATAATAAGATTTTGGTGTCAAGAAGAAAAGCAAGAAGGTCTTGGTACATGATAAAAACAAAGAAAAAAGCTGTTAGAAAAACTATCTCTCATAGTGTCATATCGTATAAATTAGATGAGATAAAACATTTAGTACACAAGAATTCCAAGGATATAGAAGAATTAAAAAAACAAGTAGCTATGGGTAAAGGTGGCATAAAAGCCATATTTGTGATAGGTTCTTTAGTAGCATTAATATTAGCATTATTAAAAATGTTTACATTATGGAGATAGATTATGGCATGGTTTAGTTTAGCAAAGATTGCAGTACAAGCAGGTACACATATATTTAAAAAAAGACAAGAAACAAAAATGATGATGGCAGATGCCCAATACAAACACGCCGAAAAAATGGCAAACGGATCTGCGGACTATCAAGGTAAATTATTAGAAGCCAGACAATCGGACTGGAAAGACGAATTCATATTGATACTATTAAGTATCCCTATCGTAATGTTAGGATTTGCGGTATGGTCAGATAATCCTGCACACATGGAAAAAATGAAATTATTTTTTGAGTATTTTTCACAACTTCCATTTTGGTATCAGACAATTTTTGTGGGCGTGATAGCATCTGTGTATGGACTTAAAGCAACCGATCTAATAAAAAGGAAATAATATGGCAAGTGATTATCATACTACCAAAAGTGGAAAGAAAGCAAAGAAAGGTTTATATTACTATATGAACCGTAAAAAGAAAGCTGGTACATCTAACCCGAAATCTAAATCTACGGTTAGTGCAAAGGCATATAAAAACATGAAAGCTGGTTTTCCAAAATTTGGTAGAGCATAATATATGGGTTACAGCAAGGAACATAAAAATCCTAGCGGTGGTTTAAATGAAAAAGGTAGAGAATATTTTAAACGTACCGAAGGATCTAATTTAAAACCACCATTATCTAAAGGTAAGAGTGGCCGTAGAATATCGTTTGCGGCCCGTTTCGGGGGCATGAAAGGCCCAATGAAGGATGATAAGGGTAAACCTACCAGAAAAGCATTAGCGTTAAAAAAATGGGGGTTCTCGTCAGCCCAAGCGGCAACTAACTTTGCTAATAGAAATAAGGCATAATGGATTATAACGATTTAAAAGAACGTATTAAGAAACATGAAGGATTTGTAAACAAGATATATAAGGATAGTCTTGGTTTTGCCACAATCGGATATGGCCACCTTGTAACAAAAGAAGATAGTTATGAAGAAGGTGTAGAATATACAGAAGAAGAATTAAGCAAACAATTTGATAGTGATTTTACAAGAGCAGGATTAAATGCAGAAATGTTATTAAAAGATAACGAAGTATCTACAATACAATGGGATGCTAAATGTGTTCTAATTGAGATGGTATTCCAATTAGGTATAGGTGGTGTTGGTAAATTTAAAAAGATGTGGGCCGCACTACAAAAAGAAGATTATGGTGAAGCATCATTTCAAATGATGGATAGCCGTTGGGCTACACAAACTCCCTCACGTGCCAAGTCTTTATCTGAAATTATGAGAAGTTGCAAAAAGTAACTATTTCTAGTATACATTGCATAGTGTTAGTACTAGAAGATATAATAATTAATTATGAGAACAAAAGTGAAACACCTATTGTTAAAGACGTACACATACATAATGGTAAGTACACTTTCGTTGATCCTAATGAAAAACTTAAAAACCTAGAGGAGTGGATAGACGGTTCACCTGTTATAAAATATGACACACAAACGCATACTCGTTATTAGTGATCTTCATATACCATATCATCACAAAGATAGTTTTGAATTTTTACGTGAAATTAAAAAAGAATATAAGCCAGACTTCGTGGTTAATATTGGTGATCTACTTGACTTCCATGCTATATCTATGCACTCTCACGATCCAGACTTATATTCTGCTGGACACGAATTAGATAAATCAAAAGAATACATAAAACAATTAGAAGATATATTTCCTCAAATGGTAGAGGTAGAGAGTAATCATAGTAGTTTAGTATATAGACGTGCATTAAAGTTTGGTATGTCAAAACAATTCCTAAAAGATTATGGTGAGTTTCTAGGTACAAAGAAATGGAAATGGGTAGATGATCTTACTCTTACTATGTCAAATGGACAAAGATGTTTTTTTACACATGGTAGATCTGCGGATGTATTAAAGGTATCACAAACAATGGGTATGTCAGCAGTACAAGGTCATTATCATACAAAGTTTCTTGTATCTTGGTGGGCCAATCCAGATAATCTTTTCTTTGCTATGAATGTAGGATGTTTAATAAATCAAAAATCACAAAGTTTTGCATACGCTAAAAATTTTAAGACTAGATTTATATTAGGATCTGCAATGATAGTTGACGGTTATCCTAAACTACTTCCAATGGTTCTTAATAATAAAGGTAATTGGATAGGTAAATTAGTTTAAGCGTAACTAGATTTTTTAGTACCAAATTTAGGAAATGACTTTTTCTTTTTAGATTTAGCCATAGCATTCTTAATAGCGTTACTTCTTCTTGTTTCGTAACCAGACATTTTACCGTCTTTATTAAGATCCCCTTTGTTATGTGTTTTTCCGTGTGGCATATATACTCCTTAATATTGTAAACTAACTCCTCTAATTCTAGCCTCTTTAGAACCACTAGATTGATTAGCAAAAGATATTTTATATTTTAAACTTGTTC